GAGTTTTGGTCGAAGCCGCTCGCTAGTAGGGCCGTTCTGGAGTTGGTCCCCCCGCTCCGTTGCTCCGGCCATGAACGCGGGCGGCTAGCTTGTTCAGCGCTTCTGACATCGTCCCGATCGCTACGGCTCTATCGGGGAACTGGCATATGTCCGGATGATAGGCGAGCTTGTGCAGCTCGGCTCGGATGGGTCCGAAATCGGGCATTGACGGTCTCCGATGTTCTGGTATTGTTCTCGGGCGTAGGGTCGTGCGACTCTGAGCCAGTGATGCGGCCCTACGCAGCCAGCATTTCCGGGCAGACGGTGACGCGCCCGACTTGGCCGAACCGCTTGTGATAGGTGATCGACTGGGCGGCTCGCTCGGCAATCCATCCGCCGCGCGCTGTATAAGCGTCTCGGGCGGCCAGCGTGGGATGCTGGATCACGGTAGCCCCGTTGTATTCTTTCTCATCCGTATGGTGCCGGTGGCCGCAATGTAGATAGGCCCGCGTCGTCTGCCCCCATTCGGCCCGGAACTGAGCCGCGAATAGCAAGGGTAGCGCTTCGTTCTTGACCTTGTGGCCGTGGTGGAAGCCGAGGAACGTATCGCCCCAAAGGAACGTGTAGAACGGCAGCGCGGACGTATCGACAGTGGCCCGTGGCTCACCCTCATATAACGCTGAAAACATCTGCCGCAGCCATACCGAGCCGGACTCGTCGTGGTTGCCCTCGGCGATAATCAACCGCACTTGGTCATGCCGTTCGAGGGCGAAGCTGACGAGCTGGCGAATGGCCCTAATGGCGACGGCAACGATCTTCGGATAACGGCTGTCCGCGTCGAGGATATGTCCGTGCGCCGGCGTGGCCGGGATCAGTCCGTCCGTATGCAGGAGGTCGCCTTGGAGGTTGATGACGGCGGTGTGGGCTCGCGGAGATTGCGTGACCATCGCCCGGAAGCCGTCAACCAGCGTTCGCTCGGCGATCTTCAAATCCCAGTCGGCTCCACCCTCTTCGCGCCAGGCCAAACAGCCTAGGTGATAGTCGGTAAAGGTGTAGAGGTTGCACAATTCGCTCTGAGAGGCCCGTGGAGGGGTCACAGAAGCGATCCGAGGCAGTTTGGCACTCATCGCCGCATAGGCGGCCTCGCGGGCCTCCTCGGCCTTCTGACGGTCTAGCGACTCTTTCTCCCAAACCAGCACATCTTCGCCGGTCTGTAGGTTCTTCAGTGTCGAGCGCCCGGTGACAATGAACGGGCTGCGGATTTCACGGTAGGACGCCCAGCCCTTGAGCGTGCTGACTGCTACTCCTAGTTCGTCGGCTGTCCGTTGGGCGTTGCGGTTGTTCCGTTCGTAAACGGGGCGCAGTTGGTCGGCTGAGAGCACACGGAGTCCTCCGATAGTTTCGCCAGTAGTTCGGTCATTTCGTCGGGGATTGGTTCGAACAGCGGCTCGCTGTAGAGCTCGCGAAGTGTCTTCACTGGAGCAGCATCCTGCCGAGCGCGACCGCCGCAGCGCCTACAGGCGTTCCGACCAGCGCCCAGGCAAGCCGTCCGCCAAGCGCCAAGCCCCGGCGTTCCCCGCCTCGCTCCGCCTCGCGTTTCTCGATTCCGCTGATGCGCTCGCCATGGGAATTGAGCCGCCCGTCGATCGCTGAAAATCGCTGGTCGTGCTGATCGTGGCGGAGATTGGAGAGGTCTAGCTTCCCCTCCATCCGGGTCAGCTTGACGAGAACGCTTTCGTTTTCGTCGCTCATTGATCCACCCTGATACGCATGGGTTACTCCTCGCTCTTTCGCTTGTGCGACTTGCGCCAGACGCCGCATAGGGCGTAACATTGGAGGGATGCTGTTGAAGGCCGTTATCGCCTATGCTGGGTTCCTCGCGATTGGCGGCTTTGTCATGATTGCGGATGACCGGCTGAAGTTCGAACCACGGCGACTGTTGGCGATCGCGATAATCCCGGCGATAATGGGCGCGGTCCTGATAACCCTGCTTCCCTAGAAGCCGGTTTGCGCCCAATAGGAGACCGTCAGCACCGGAATGTCCGTCGCGTGCCCCAGCCACACAGCCGGGCCAATCCGATCCGGCGCGGTCGTTAGATAGGTAGTCTGAGAAATCGATTGGAGGGCCTTGAAGTTTTTCCCATCGCCGCTTCGGTAGAAATTCAAGGTCGTTCCCACCCGAGAAATCTTTAGCCAGGCATCGAAGACAGCGGGCCCGAAGACGAACTTGGCATCGCTGGTATAGGTGCCTCCGATCGTCTGGCGCCTGATTTGGTGATTGGTCTCGGCCTCGAACAAAAGCATGCAGTGCGCTTTGCCCGTGGCGCTTTCGTAAAGGATCAGGCCTCCGGCTTGGTTGTTGTTTGGGAGCGACGTGAGTTGAACCCTGGTGGTCACGCTGAAATCTGTGCCCACCGCTGGAAGTGACTTATAGCCGCCCCTGATGATCGCCGAGGCGCTGGCAGAGCCGGTTGTGACCACCAAGCCGACATCAGTGTCGTCTGTAAGCGTGGCGCTGTTGCCGTCGCCGCTGAAGAGAGTGAAGTCTGAGGCATGCGGGGGACTGAATCCGAAGGGCGCGCCGATATACGTTTTGATAGCCGAGGCTGCTACGCGGCGTGAGTTGCCGGACCCGTTCTCAATCTCAAATAGGTCCGTTGCCGAAACCGTGCTCGACGATGTGAGGTCGCTGATCTTCTTGTCGGCCACTTACAAGGTCTCCTGGGTTTTGCGGCGGTTTCCTGCTTCGTCGCCCGCAAGGACACGTTGGTCTGTTCCGCTTTGCATGTCGCCGGCGGGCTTGCGGATGTTGGTGACGATCGACCCGCTAGGAGGCTGCTGGAGCAGGGTTGAGATCGGGAAAGGGATCACGAGAATGCTTTGGCTAGGTTGCAAAGGATGCGGCCTGATGCCGTGACCACGTAGGAGATGCAGTCGATCGCCCCAGCCGTGGTTGAGAGCGTCGGAGAGCCGCCAGGGAACTTCCAATTACTACCGTACGCCATCGTCCTGGAGCCGGTGCCGTCCTGTGTAATCTCGATGATGCCGGATTGCCCGACCTTGAAGTTGGACGGATTGGCGAGGGTGGCGTTGTGAGCCAGCGTCAACGAGAAGTTGAAGCCATTATTGCCGTCAGGAGTAACGGTCGTTCCGCTAGTCAGCGCTTGTGGCGCCGCCGCCGCGTATATCTTGGCCGGTGAGACGTATGTGGAAGTTGAACTCCCAGCCCATATTTGCGAGCTGGTGGCCTCAGCGGCGCCAGCGCTCACCGCGCCCCAAGCTGAACCGTCGTATTCATAAACCAGGTTCTCGTCCTGGAGGTAGCACCGCGTACCCTCGATCGGCGTGACGAATGCCCATGCGGTATTCAGGTAGAAGGCGAGCTTCTTCGCCTTCCCCGCCCAAGCGCCAGTCGGACTCGCCGCCACAATGTAGCAATCGCCATCGGCCGGAGAGCCGGGAGGCGCGGTGAGATCCTTGTCCTTTGCGATGAAGTAGGACGCGCCCTGTTCTAGATAACGGTTCTCTTCGTTGACGGTTGTTTCGGGCACGGCTTGGCCGGCCGCAAGCTCGGTAAATCCGAGCCTCGGTGATGCGGTCATTAAGCGTCCTTTTAGGCTGCTAGGGCGAAGCCGCGACCGGCAGTGTCGCTCATCTGATAGACGTTGAACGTCGGTAGGGCCGGGAGAGTGATCCCGTCCGCCGTCGCCATCGCCGAGGTATAAGTGAACGTGTTGGTGTCGCTTACCGTGATCGTCCGCTTGAGCGTGGAGCCGTTGTAAACGTCCACCTCATACTCTTCCGAGTTTTCCGAAAGCGGAATGGTCGAGCCGCCGTTCCACGCGCCACCAACCCGAGTCCGGCGAGTGATCGTGCATTGCAGGTCGGTTCCGTCATAATACATCTTCAAACTCGCCGGGGCGTAGGGCTTCAGCGTGTTTCCGTCGTAAGTCAGGTCAATGGTCGTTGCACCGTCAACGTTGCGGCCGGGTGATTGGGCTTTGAACGACATATCGTTGCCGATTTCGTCGGTACCGATTTCGGTCGGTATTGCGGCGGAGAGGACAAGGAACTGATCCCCATCGGCATGATTGCCGACATTGCCCTCTGTCCCCCGGCGTCCGCGCTTGAGGCCGGACAGCGTATAGACATTCGCCTCACCCGCCGTTCCCGTCAGGGTGGCGGTGGTGAACTGGATATATTCCCAGCGATCATCGTCACCCAGGGCGCAAAGGTTGAGCATCGTGTCCGCGTCAATCTCGGCTTCAGTGGCGTTGGTGAGGGTCCCGTAAACCTGGACCTCGACCGTATTCCCGCGATCCCACAGGTTGGGATTGGCCGATGCAAGAGCCTCGGTCGCAATCCCCCAGGTCGCATCGCCAGTGGACTCTACGTAGCCGTAAAGGTCGTCATAGGTGCCGTCATCACCGCGATAGATCGCAGCCCCCGCCCAGCTCGCCGTGTAGCCGCCGGCCGCGTAGTATAGGATCGGGTTCACGTCATTGTCCGCATCCTGAATTAGCGGGGCATCCAGGATGAAGCCCTTGGTCGGCCCCGGAATGTAGATGGTCTCGGGGTCGCGCCCGTCCATCGTCGCTCCGGCCCGGCCATTGAGCAGCGATAGCGTGATTTCGTCCCTGACCCACTCGCATTCCAGCGCGTTGGGCGTGATTGTCAATTTGTCGAGGCGGACGTTGCGCGTAACCCCGTCGAGGTCCAGCGTCTTAACGTCACCCGGCTCTAGCGCCAAGGCTTGATGAGTCAGGGCGTTCTTCGGGCGCTCGCGGCTGTTCCACAGGCGGCGCAGCATTCGGTCGCCCTTTTGTTGGGCGCCGTCTGGCGTATCGACGTAAGTCGAGAGGTCGATTGTCTCCTCGCGGCGCGAATCTGCTGCTAATTGCGGACGCTGCGAAATTGCCGTGTTGGTCTGTTGGTCCTTGCCCTCGTCCGCGAAGTTGAACGTCAGCCTTAGCGGAATGTCGGTGTCCTGTTGGACCATGACCGAATAGCGATCGGGATTCCTGACAAAGTCGTCTGTGAGCAAGGTTCCTGACGAAGCGGACCCGCGATTCAGGAATTGGACGCTGAAGTCGTGCGGCCTTGCATCCACATCATGTATATCCAGGAGCGGAGCGAGCATGTCCTTGCCCGAACCCTGCGTCACCGAATAGCCGATGACTGTCTGTGTTAGGGCCGACGAATCCTGACCGCTTAGCCCGCACCAGTCCGATACATCGTCAACCACATCACGAAGCTGGACGCCGCTTGAGTCGATGCGATCTAGATAGCGCCACGTTACTTCGTTAGTGCCAAATTCGTGTGTAACCAGGGCATGATTTACGATGTCGTAAGAGCCCCCGGTCATCGACTGGGTTACCCAGTCCAACGGATTGACGGTGCGGATGATTTCCAAGGTCTGCGTATTGATCTCAGTGAAACCAATCCACATCGTCACCGCGCCCGGCATCACAGCATTAAAGGCGGGGCCGACGTATGCCTGAGGAACGCTCATCGCTACCGGCCCAGCCAAAACAGTGGCCGGGTCCTCGGCGTCGAGCAGATAAATATTATCGGCCTGCCAAATGAGAATCCCGCCATTCCCGTTGTACATTCCGAACGCGGGCCCGCCGGCAGTCGCAACGGAACCAATGGGTGCAAATTGATTGGGAATCAGCCGAGCGACAGTGAGATTGTCTTCGGAGATTGCATCGACGCCGCAAGCCCAAACAGACGCTCCCGGCGGCCCTTCAAAAAAGTAAGTCGGCGCGAAGCTCGTTGTAATCGGCGTAACGGTCGCATTTCCGTAAAGGCCGTAATATGTATCGTTAGTAGTGGCCGGATAAAGCAGGAGACTTCCTGCCACATACCGAAGGCCGGTTCCATAGGTGCCGAAGCCGAGCGGGGTTAGATTGGCTGCGCCGCCGCCGTCCGCAGCATATCCCCACAAATACTCAGTGACACCGCCGGTCTTTGAAAAAACATGCCCCGGCCCCGCTGCGATCCCATCGGTGGGCGCGATCGACTTTGCGGCGATGACCGTCCTGGTCGGCACATCCCATACGTAAAGGACATTGCCGTCCTCTTGGTACATAAGCGTGCGATCAGGACTGAATACACCATTGATTCCTGAGCCCCCACCACCCTTGATTTCATAGGGAAAGTTATTGGTTTCGTTGTGGATCGCCTCGACCGAAATCTGGGGGATGCGATTCCCAAACTTCTCCAGTGGCACTTCTTCGAATACGATATACGCCGACCCGGTATAGGCCGGGCACGTTCCCGCCCCGTAGCGGTCTTCGCACCAATCCTCGATGCGGGGATCGGGCGTCGTCTGCGTGCCGTCATAGACGCGGTAATTCTTGCCGGGCTGAAGCTTGACGCCATCACGGTTCCCGAACAGCGCCCCAATCGAAATCGGTCCGACCGAAGTCAGGTCGTAAACGAGGTGCTTATCCAACCAGATGCGGGAGACTGAATCTATCTCGTGATCGCAAATCAGGACGGCCCAAGTCCCGTAATACTTATACTCCTGGAACTTGCCGCCCTTGGTCTTCGATGTGACCTTTTTCTCGCGAAGATGCTCCGCCCAGATGATCTGCGGCTGAATGCGGCGCTTGCCCCAGAAGCGGGGGATTGGCGTTCCGTAGTCCGCCAGCGCAACCGAAAGGTCATCAAGGCGCGGGCCCTTGATCTTCCGCGACATGGCGAGGGCCGTTTGAGCCGCCATCAACGCCACGGTCACGACCAGCTTGGGGATCATTTCCATCTCCAAACTGAGTCGAGGGGGAACTTGTGAAACAGGACACAAAGGGGCCGGCAGCGGACGCCGCTACTGGGAAGAGCGCTCCATGCCCGATCGTCCCCGGCGTAGATCGCAATATGCCCCGGCTTGCCGTCCCAGTTGCACAGCAGAATATCGCCGGGCTTCAGCTTTTTCACTTGGCGAAAGAGCTTGGCAAGGCCTTCCCGCAAGCGATCTGCGGGAACGCCGTCCCGCTTCGTCAGGCTGTAATCCAGCGCCAGCGCATATTCGCTATCCGCCTCAGGAAAGCCGAGCTGTTCGGCCACGCCCCACAGCAGCCCCTTGCAATCACAGCCAGCCCCCTTGGCCTTGGCGTGCGGATGGAACGGCGTTCCATCCCAACCCTGCAATGCCTCCGCGACCAAATCGCCTCTAGCCATTGCCCTGTCCTGGGAAGGCGGTCTTGAGAACCTGATCCGACCCCGGAACTTCGGGATAGCCGCCGAACTGGACTACGTTGTTATAGGTCTTGCACGTCGGCACACCGACAACCGAGGACAGCCGCAGCTTCGAGCAGCCGTTGCGAACGGTGAACGTGTCGCCAATCGCAGGCTCTTCGGCCAACGGTGAGAACAGGACAATCGCCCCCAGCGAAGTCCAGTCCTCGATTTCGACCGTTGTTCCGGCATTCACCCCGGTCAGGCCGATAACCGTTCCCATGTTGAAGAAGTCGTCAGCATAGGAGCCGGAGAACGAAACGATGAAGTGCATCGCATCGTTGACCGCCGTGACCGTCCCCGTAATCTCCGTGGCCGTCGCGGTGCAATTCACCCCGTCAGCGAAGTCTTTCCAGCATTGGTTCGTAATGACCCGCCCAACCGTCTGATTGTAGCGGTCGATGTCCGATCGGATTTCGAGCGTGAACTTGCCGCCCTCGATCCGCGCCTCGCGAACGTCGCCGGCCATGAGCTTGATCGCACCAGCCGACAGATCGCGCCAGTTGACCTGGAACAGGCGGGCGCGGGCGTTATTGAACTTGCCACCCAGCAGTCCAGCTATTGTGAAGTCGTCGTTGACCGGGCCGGTGACTTCGTAATTATCCGCGTCCAGCCCGCACGACAGCGCGACGTTAGAGGTGAAAATGCCCGTGTCTGACTGATATGTTTTCGCGCCATCGCCGATGTCGAATACGAGGTCGCTGTCGTGGTCGGTGATGCCGACGCTCGTCCCGTCCGCAAGGTCGAGCAGGAGCATGTTGCAGCGGGTGTGCGAGCGTCCGGCGAGGTGAGAAGTTAGGCTGGCGGATAGCGTCCGGGCCATTCACTTCTCCTCGAAAGTATGCTACTCAGCGGCTATGACTGATCGCGGAACAAGCTATATCGGTTACGATGATGTGCCGCTGGAGCGGTTCGAGAACTTCACCCTCCCGCCGATGCCGGCAAAGGATGTCGTCCTGCTGCTCGCTGGCATTTCGCCTTGGGACTATTCGCGGATTGATCTGCCGCCCGATGTGGCAGCCGAAGTGCGGAAACTGCTCGTTGATGGCATGATGCCTGAGAACCCGAAGGCTGAGAGGGCGGAAATCGAGGCATTTGTGGATGGCGCGGTTGCCGATGTCCGCGCCACCATCACTCCCCCAGCACCTCTTTCAGCGTGAACGTGTCGATGTGCCGCAAATGCGCCGCAGGGGCGGTGATTTGTAGCGGGCTGTCGAAGCGAACCTTGACCAACTCCCCAGCGATGAAATCGTAGAACTGGAAAGTGTCCAGCCCCCGGTTCGTGTCGGCCCACATGCGAGTGACGGAATCGTAATTGGTCGTATCGCCGGCCGTAATCCCTAGTGCCGAATTGCCCACATTGGTCGTGGCAATGGAGATTTCCCAGCGCCGCGCCTCGTTCGAAGCGCGCAGGTTGCGAACCTCTTTCCCGCCGTCCGTGGTGACGATTTCCAGCGAGTCCTGATTGTGAACCCTAACCGCGCCGATTTCGATGTTCCGGGTGAGCTGCGTGGCGAGGTGCATCAGAAGCCCTTTGCCCTTGCTCGCGCCTGCTCCGAGGCCCATCCGGCGTAGAGCTGCGAACCGGTCTTGCGGGCCTCCGCCGCGCTCATCGGGGCGTTTACGTTGATCGTGACCGGCGCATCGCCGCGCATCCCATTGTCATTGCCAACGCTGATGCGCTCGCCGTGTGAGACGCGGGCGATCGGCAGGCCGTTGAGCGAGAGCATGTTGCGGTCAACGCCACGATTGCCCATGATGCTGAACGAGCCGCCCGTGGCAAAACCTGGCGTTCCACCGCCAAACAGCGTCGGGTAGGCCGCGTCTACCCCGCCAGCGGAGCCGAACACGCCAAGGCCGCTACTGCCCAACGAACCGCCACCCCCGCCGATGCTTCCTGCCGCGCTACCGATCAGGCTGAACAGCATCTTCTGAAGCTGGAGTTTGATTAGTTGGGAAACTATGTCCTGGATTGCCTGAAGCGCGATGTCGCGCATGGCCTTCCACCCTTCCCCGACGTGGGAAAGAGCGTCAACCAAGCCGTTGAGACCCTGAACCTCAAGGTTCTGGAGGGCTTCGTTCATTTGGGCGGCAGTATGCGGAATGCTGCTGAGGTAGCTTTCCAGCGGCCCCGCCGTCTGCTGCATCACGCCCTGTCGGTCGAGTGAGTAATTTTTCTTCAGGTCAGCAAGGTCGCGGCGGGCGTTCTCCATTTCCTTGAAGTCATTTGATGTTTCAAGGATGTGCTGAAGGGCCTGCTCTTTCTCCTGGTATGCAAGCCTGAGAAGATCCAGCTCAATCTGCCTGCGCTCGGCCTGCGTTGTTGCCAGGTCGGCCTGCTTTTCCAGCAGCGTCCGCTTGCGCTCAAAGTCGGCTTGATCGAGGGCGGCATAGTCCTCCGCTCGCCGCGTCTCTTCGTCCTGCAGAACCTTCTGGCGTTTCAGCCCATCCGCCTGATCATAGAGCGCAAGCAGTTTGTCGGCCTGGGCCTTGCTGATGCCGTCCTGCCCCTTGGAAACCTCAAACTGCTTGACCTTGTAATCCAGCTCAGCCTGATACTGCTGACGCTGAAGGTCTAGAATTTGGATTTGGAGATTGTCTTGATCGACGTAATCGGTCGCGAGGTCTTTCCGGGCCTCAAGGATGTCCTGCTGGGCGCGAAGCTCGTCCTGAGAGAAATCGTAAGCCTTCTGAAGCGCTTCGAGTTGCTTGCGCTGCAATTCCTCGGCGCTGTGGTCCTTCTTGTGCGAACCTTCGGGGGCAAGGAAATTGCCCACATCAGTCTTGCCGCGAAACTTGAGCGGGGTATCAGAAAGCTTGACCGTGTAAGATTGCGCGCCGCCCGAACCACGGGCCAGTGAAGCGGCCCCGCTGATTAGCGGATTGACCGCCACCGCTCCGGCAATGGTCTTCGCCCAGTTCGGCGCCCGCGAAGCCATCTGACTAACCGCGCCCATAAGCGTCAGAATGTCGCTTGCCAGATTCGCGATCGAGCTGGCGAAATTGTAAATAGCACTGGCATTATCGGCAACGACGCCGGCGATCTTGGCTTTCAGGACGGTCTCAAGGGCCTCGATCTTGTCGGCCGTTTTGTCGGCATTCTGGATTTGCTCGTCAGAAAGGACGATGCCGAGCTTCTCTGCGGCGGCGGAGAGGTCGTTAAGACTCCCCTCGGCCCCTGACAGAAGGTTGTCGAGCTTGGCGCCCGCCTTACCGAACAGTGCCACCTCAACTGCGGCGCGCTTCGACCGATCTTCGACCGTCTGAAGTTTCTCCGCGATTAGGCGGAACACCTCGCCGGCATCCTTGCCCTTGAGATCATCAACGCTGATCCCGATGGCATTGAACGCCTTGACCTGCTCCCGCGCGCCGAGCTGGGCCTTGCCCATGCTAATCGTCAGTTTCTGAAGGCCCGCCTCCAGCGTCTCCTGCGAAACTCCGACTTGACCCGCCGCGTAGCTGAACTCCTGGAGGTCTTTGGTCGTAACCCCCAGAGTCTCGGCAAGCTCGCCGAGTGAGGCCGCATACTCCAGTGCCGCCTTCCCCGCAGCGAGAACGGCCCCAGCGGTGATGCCAGCCGCCAGCCCGGCAAGGCTGGACTTGATCGACGCGCCAACACTGCCGAACCGTGTGCGGATATAGCCTGCGGTGCGATCGGCCGTCTTGCGAGACTTTGCCGCCCCCTGTTCGAAGTTGGCGGTGTCCAGCCCAAGAGATACGCGAAGGGCGCCGATCAGACTGCTCATCGGGCCTCCTAGTTTATCTCTCGGATGGACAGGGGCGCCCCACCGGCCTGCATTTGCATCAGTGCCGCGAACATGGCCTCTGGCGTCTGCGCCTTATATTTCGGCTTCACGACGAGGTAATCGGCCAGGCCTTTGAGTCGCTTGGTCCGGTCAAACGCCACCGCGTGCCACGCTTGCGTAATGGCTAGGTCGAACTCTCGCTTCTGGCGGCGTGCAGCGCCTTCCATAACCGCGACAAATGACTTGGGCGTCTGTTTCCAGAAGCCATCTGGATCAAACCCAGCCGTCACCCACTCGATCAGGAAGCCTTTGATGCTCCACGCCGCCTTGGAGGGTTTTTGCCCTTCGCTTCCGGCTCTACGCTAAAGGCTCGCATCAGCAGGGAGCTCATCGCCAGGCCAACCGCAGCGGAGGTCGCCTTGCTGAGCATCAATCCGCCAGCGTCGTCCAGCGTGGACTCGGGATGATGCTCACGCATCAGGCCCCAAAGAACTTTACCTATCAGGTTCAGTGGAGCTCTTCCCCCGAGCACTGCCGGCAGGATGTCATCCATGCCCTGCTCGGCCAGCCCCTCGATCGCGGTCAGAGCGCGGAAGTTGATGGCGAGCCGCAAAGACCCGCCATCAAGAGCAACCGTTTCCTCCTCGTAAAAGGTCGGAAACATCAGACCGTCGCGTAGCTCGGGGAGCCGGTGAAGCGAACCGTCAGGGTCGCCGTCTTGCGATCGTCGATCGGATCATTCGGCACCCAGCCCTTCACGACGCAGTTGCCGGTGATCTCCTGATTCGAGCCGCTGGAAATCGGCAGGACGATCTTGAACGCGCGCACAACCCGATCGGCAATCGCCGCGCGGATCAGAACGTCAGTCGCGTTGCCGGGGATGAAGTTGAACTCGAAATCGCCCGATCCATAATCGACCAGGCCAGAGATAAACTCGCGGGCAGTCGAAGCCATGTGCGTGGCCTCAACGTCGTCAATCTGCGGGTTGGGCGGCGTAACCGAAAGAAGCTCATCGAGCTGGGTCAGGACGGCGCTGGCGTTCGCAAGCCAGAACTGCGAACCCAGCCCAATGGTCACATTGGTGGACATCTAAAAGGCTCCATTTGAAGGAAGCGCCGCTTCACAGCGGGGCGGCTCGACTTGCCCAAGGCCGGACTAAGGCTATCCCGATCAGGGAATTGTGTGCAGGAGGTTTCCACGCACCATGACGCGGTAAACCAGGCCGTTGTCGGTATCTTCGACCGAGGAATTGGCGGCGAGAAACGCGCCAAGGAAGGCGACTCCACCGCTAGTCAGCGGCGGCTGCAGTTCCGTAATCACCGCCTCCGCCAGATTGTGCGCGTCGGAGGCGTTCGCGGCCCAGCAATCGGCCTGAATGATTGTGTTTCGCGTCGCCTGCGGACCGCCCATGTGCTGATCGCGATTGTCGAACATCGAAAGCGTAACTGAGGGCAGCGGCTTGCCTTGCGGGCGCGCATCCCAGTCAACCCGCGTTCCGACCATCCCGGTAATCGTCGAATTGTTCAGCAGGCGCGAACGGAGGGCTTGCTGCATCATAGCTTGCCCTTCTTTCTCAGCCTCGCGGCCGATTTTTCTATTTCAGCGCCAAGCGTCGTCGAGATGATCTGCAGCGCTTGGTTCTTCGTAGCGGCCCATGCGTGGTCAAACCACATCTGCGGCGCGTCCTTGAACGTCCCGAAGTTTGTAAACATGCCCCTGGAAAGCGCGGTGCCGATGTAGATCTCAGAGAACGATTTGCCAGCTCGTCGGGCGTCCCGCGCTTGACTCTTCGTCAGTTTGGTCCCGACATGAATGTCCGTTTCCAGGTCGCCCGTTTCCTTCGGCGCATTGTCCTTAGCCGCCGCCGCGACCGGCTCCGCAGCGGGCTTGAGAACACGCTTCAGGGCATTTCGGGCGGTGGCCTTCGGCAGCTCTGCGAGCGCCGCATCCAGTTCTTTCAAACCGGAAATGCTAACCTGCGTCATCGGCTGCCGCGATGGTCTCTACAAGCATCCAGCCCCGTCGCGGGCTGCTCACGTTGATGATGTTCCGAGGAACGCCATCCAGCACGCGATCCTTTGCGTTCAGGTCGGCCCAGCTTGAGTCCTCACGGATTTCATAGTTGGCCTTGCCGAAAGCTTCAGTTTGGGCGGCTGCGGCCCGCTCCGCTCCCGTCAGGGGAATGAAGCGAGCCCATACAGTGGCAAGCGTGCCGAACGCGCCGGGTTGGGTGGAAAAGCCATTATCGCTTTCCGCGCCCTGACGCTGAAGCGTCACCCGGCGATCGAGCTTGCCCGCGTCCATTTAGAGCGCCACGCCAGCCTCAAGGAAGCCTAGTTTCAGGACGGTCGTTGACGTTGCTATGCCGAGCGCAACCGGATAATCGCCGGTGGCGTTGTCAGCCACAGGACGGATACCGCCCGCGGTTCCCGACAGGTAGTAAACGACGCCAGCCGTAAGGGTTGCGCCAATCGTGATCGAGCCACCGATGCCGCGCTGAACGGCAAGAGGCTGGTTGGCAAGGGCGCCGTGGAGCGCGATACCATAGGGCGAGCGGACGGCTGCGGTCGCGCTGTTACAGTCGGCAAGCTTAAACTTGTTATCCGAGCTGTCGAGGTAAACCACCTGGCCGGCGGTAATCGTCGCGCCAGCGGTGCCCTCAACGACAGTTGCGCCTGAACCGGCGGCGACATTCGCCACCGTAATCGAAAGATCGGCCATTTAAATTATCCCTGCGTTAGAAGCGGCGAGCATTCGCCAGAAGATTGGTTGCGGCCTCGGGAAGTGACGAGCTTGAGCGGTCGTCATACCAAGCCGCTAGGGTGACCAGGATTGCCTGCTTCACCATCTCAGACGCCGAAGACGCGCCAGCTACGGCGGTCACGGTGATGGCATCAGAAGCAGAGCGAAGTGCGGGCCAGCTTTGATTGACCTTGAGCCTAATGCTGGGATCAAGACCGACCAAAACGGCCTCGTAAATGGATGTCGAAAGCGTCTGCGAATTGCCGTCAGGATCGAGATAAGTGATCCCTGAAATTGAGGCGATCGGCGCCACGGGAAGATCGATGAAGTCGCAGAAGGATGAGCAACGCAGCACAACAGTCTGCGTAATCAGCTTCGTCCCGGTATATTGCTCGACCAGGATGCGCGCGGCCTTGATCGCCCGCGTGATCCATGTGTCGCTGTCCGTGCCGTCGATACGGGCCTGCTCCTTCACCTCGGCAGAGGTCAGGGGCTCGGAAGTGGGGTCAGCGGAAACCGTGACGGGAAGCCAGCTCATCGTGTCTCCCTCGGCCTTTTCACCGCGCGTTCGATCTTCGGCTTGGCAGGGACGGCGAAGCCCGCTTCGATAAGGCGAATTGCCTCAGCGTCAGCGAACTCCGCCTCATCCCCCGGATTGAGCATAAGGCGCGCCCCAGCGAGGCACACCTCCATCCTCACCCGCACAGCTAGGCTTCCGCCTTCTGCACTGCGAAGTTGATGACCAACACGTTGTCGCCGGCGTTGGCGGCGTGAAGATTGGTCAGCGTGATCTGGAACGAACCGGCGGCAACCGCAGTCACCGCAGGGATAAACGTGCCAGCCGACGTGTGCGTCTTGATGCAGACGTTCACAACGTCAGTCGCCGCGACCTTATTACAGTTGACCGTGAACTGCGCCTCGGCGCCGGCCGCGACAGTCTGCGAGACGGTCGTGATAACACCAGAGTATGCGTTGCAAGTCACAGCGGTGGAAATGTTGGTAGCCTGCGTTACCGCAGTCTGCCCTTGAACGACCAGAACGCCATCGCCATTGCGATAGGCGCTCGTGTTGTATGAACCAGCCATGTTGGCCTCTCCAAAAAGTAGGGGAGAGCCGAAGCCCTCCCCGGATTGAGGTTAAGCCAGCTTGAGGTGCTTGATGGCGCTGGACTGGATCAGATCGCCGTCGAGGCGGACGATGCCGGCGAGGCCAATGTTCGGCCAGTAGTATTCGCGCCGCACGCCGATCATCGGAGCGCCGACCTTGCGGACGTAATACTTGCTGAAGTCACCGAACAGGATCAGCTTCTGGCCCGTGGTGAAGGCCGAGCTCATCGCCTGGTTCACCGAGTAGGGCTGACCGAGCAGCGAGCCGGGGGCGCCCGAACGAATGTCGCCCATCGACCAGATATACTGGCCGTTGCCGTCCTTCAGCTTGCGAACCGCAGCGAGCACCGAATCGTGCAGCATGAAGCGGCACTTCGGCGAAGCGCGGTAGGCCGGATCGACCGAGTGAAGCAGGTCGATAACTTCGTCCGCAGTGAAGGCCGAGGTCGAAGCCGCCGTCTTACCGGCCGCAGAGGCCACAACGACGCCGTTCGGATCGCCCGTGCCGTCACCCGTGGTCAGCTCGACGTTGACGCGGCGGGCAAGACGCTCGCCGAGCAATTCGCCGATGAACTGCTCGATGTCGATATTGCTGTCCTGAAGCAGCTCCATCGAGACCTGGATCCACTTGGTGTCGTAATCAAACGCATTCAGCGTCATCTTCGCGAAGGTCACGTCGGCGCTGGCGTCGTCCGTCATGGCCGAGCCTTCCGTGTGCTGCACAACGGCAACAGCGGTGTCGTCAACGGTCGGGAAGTCGATCGCGTTGCCCGAAGCGGTGTTCAGGACGGTGCAAATCGCTTCGTCATACATCGGCCCCCACATCTTCAGGGTCTTATCGACCTGAGCCGCAAGGTCGGTCGGGACGGTGTAACCGCCTGCCGCCGCCGTGGTGGACTGGGCACGGAACTCGGCGACACCAGCCTTCAGTGCCGCACGATGCTCGTCCGAAAGGGCCTGCGGGTCGAAGCCAGCACGGGCGAGCGCAACGAACGCATCGCGATATTCCGGCTTCTTGAGGTCTTCGGTGCCACGAGCTTCGGCGCCCTGGTCGGGGCGGTTACTCTCGCGGGCGCGCTTCTCGGCTGCTTCACGCTCGGCTTCGAAGGCCGCAACGCGGGTTTCGCGAGCGATCGTCGCGTCGAGCTTGTCGAGCTCGCCCATGATCGTGTCGTGGCGCTGCTCCAGCTCCGCTGCGCGGGCTTCGTCGGTGTTGGCCTTGATTTCGTCGAGAGCCGAACGGGCCTCGGTGACAAGCTGACCGCGCTTGTCATGCATCTCATTGAGATTCATGGAAGAAAACTCCATCTAAGGGAAAGCGCCGTCGTCTCGACGGTGCAGAATGCCTTTCCGAAGGGCTGTTGCGGCTCGGCTTGCGCCGGGATTATTCGGGCTTGATGCCCCGAAACTTTTGCTCTGACTCCGCCTTGCGGGCAGCGATGCGGGCGCGGGCTGCGGAAGCGTTGCGCTCGGCAATCTCCCGCTTGCTGCGTTCGTCGTTAAGCGAGCGAAGGGCCAGCTCAGTGTCCTCGTATGCGGGGAACGCAACCGCGCTCACCTCGAACAGATCAACCTTGTGAATCGTGCGGGTCGGCGGGTTTGAGCTTTCGTCCCATTCGTCGTGAGTGACGCGAAAGCCGAAGCTCATTCCAGAAATATCGCCGCGCTCCAGGCTCACCGCCAAGTCGCGGCCATCGGAAGTGTCAGGCAAGTCGATTTCAGCCGCCAGCCCCTTGGGGTCTTCCTTCAGGCGAAGCGTGCCGGCCGCCGTGCGCCCAATCACCCGGCCGCTGTCGTGGTCGATCAATGCACGGATGTCGCCCTTGAGCGTTTCCGCGAAAGCGCCGGGCGCGATGATCTCGCGAAACATGCCGCCAATGTCGGCGGCGGAATTGAACAGGGCTGCGTAGCCCGCAATCGTCTTGCCCTTGTCGCCCGCCCGAATTTCCGGCGTGGCAACAAGCGCCCTACGCTCCATTGTCATTATTTCCCCCATCGGGCAGGCCCGGTTCAGGCTGCGTTCCCAGCGGGACCGTCGCCCCTTGAATTAGAAGCTCGTCGCCATCTGGCAGCGCGGGCAGGTTCTCTAGCGCGCGGACCTCATTCGGCGTGCGGATGGCGTTCTGGACGGCCTGGCTGTGGCCGGTCATCCGCGCCTGGTAATCACCGCGCAGCAGCCCATCGAGATTATGCTCGACGTAGCGGCCGCCGTTGCGCTGACCGAACAGTTTCAGGTTGCACTCTTCCTCAAAGGCCTGTGACCATTGGCCGATCAGATGCTTGACGAAGAACAAGTCCTGCTGCTCGCTGTTCGAGAAGGTCGCGTTCGTCAGATCCTGAAGGAACACGGGCGGAATGTTGAACAGCCGCGCAATCTGCTCCACCACAAAGCGGTGAGCATCGGTCATTTGTCCCTTCTCAGGGTCGAAGCCGATCGGCGTTAGCTTGTAGCTCGGCGGAATGCCGAAGATCGGCGTGTCCGCTTGCCGCGCCGCGTCGATCGCCCGCTGAACATCCGCCATCGCCCGCTTCATCGCCTCGGGGCCGGCGGGCATTGGCCCCTCCAGCGCGAGGGGTGGAACGCCGCCGCCAGCGAAGAACTTGGCGCCGTATTCGTTCATCGCCAGCGCGAGCTGGATAACCTTCGCGCCCTTCGTGATCGGGCTGTAATGGCAGAGACCGTCCGCCTTCAGCATGAAGGGAACGTCGATTATCTCGTTGGCCTGATAGGTCTTTGATCCGACTTCGTAAGTCGTCACGCCCAGCGGCGTGCGGCGAATCTGGACCTTGCACGGGTCGATCGGCCACAGTGCCACGATATTCGAGCCGGAGCGCTCGATGTAGAGCAGCCCACGTCCGCCAGTGAACACTTGCTGCCAGAAATGCTGGCGGAGCTTGAAACTCGTCCACTCCGGGTTGGGGGCTTCGTGAATGAGCGTTTCGAGCCCGCCGTCGATCTTGACCGGCCCATCTTGCGTATTGCGGTAGGAATGGAGCGGCAGAGCGGCGAGCGTGCGAGACAGGAAGGACACCGCAGCCCACACCGCCGGGACGGTCAGCGCGGATTCGATCGAAACTGACGGCAGCGAGATACTGCCGAGACCGAGAACCTGGAACACATTCGCTCCAGGCCGCTCAATACTGTCGCCGGTCAGGCTCGTAATCATCCTCTGTTCAAGGCCGAGCGCCTTACGCAGCGACCACGCCATTAAGCGTTCACCAGCGAAAAGTTCGGGTCATCCCATGGCGAGACGGGGACTAGCTCCTGCATCATCGCCTCAACCCCTTCCGCCATTGCCAAGGCAACGAGACCGTCGATGCGGCCCGGCGCTTTCGCTTTGTCCAATTTCCTGTTTCCGGCCGGATCGCTCACCGCGACCGCGTTAGCCGCGCACATCGCCAGAACCGGATGCCCGCCGTGGCGGACGCATTCCTTGAGCAAGTCAGCCTCAAGCGCATCAAGCGCTGGCGACATGCTCATGTAACCTTGCCCAAACGCCTCCAGCGGAAGGTCTACACCTTGCCGCGCTAGAGCGGATTGCATCCGATCCATCCGCCAGCGGTCGAAGCCTATTTTGGCGATGCTCAAGCCCGAACAAATCTCGCCGATGTCGCGAGCAACGAAGTCATAGTCGATGACCTTACCGGGTGTCGTGCGAAGCAGGCCGTCCCTGACCCAGACATCGTAAGGCGCTTTGTCGCGGCGGGTTGCTTCGGCAACGCTATCGAGCGGCATCCAGAAGAATGGTCTAACGTGAACCATGCCGTCTTTGCGACATGTGAGAACAAGCGCTGTAAGGTCGGTCGTTGCCGAGAGGTCGAGACCACCATAGACAACCCCGTCCAGCTCCTCGGCTGGCCCGTTGCCCGCCTTCCATACGGAGGCCGAGACGAACGCCGCCGCCATGTTGACGCGCTGGTTGAGGTAGAGGACGCGAAAGGCGTTCTCCGCACTCGGCATTCGCTTAGCCTTCTCGGCCTTATCTGCAATGTCTGCCTTCGAGCGGAACAGCCCCATCGCTGGGTTCGCCGCAGCCCACGCCGCCTCGTCGTCGAGCTCGCATTCAACTGGCGCGGTGTAGAGGTGGCAGACAATCGAAGGGTCGCCAGCGCGCTGGGCATCGTCGATCATTATGCTTAGCAGGTCGGCATCCGTTGGCGCCTGCGTCGAAATAACAATAAGCAGCGGCTCTTTGTAAGCGCCCTGCGAAGTCACAATCGCGTCGATGAACGGATCTGACGGGCCTTTGACCTGCCCGACTTCATCCAAGATCGCCACGATCGGCGAGCCACCGTGAGCCGTTGCGCCCTCTGCGGCCAGCGCCTCGTATTCCACATTCATCGGAAGCCCGATCAGCTTCTTTGAGCTGGGCACCGGCTTGACGATTGGCCTCAGCGTGTCGCTCAGTGCGACGCACTTAGCCGCGTAGTTGTAAACCTCGCCCGCCTGCTTTCGCGATTGGGCACCGGAGCTGATCCGGCTATTTAGCTTCGCTTCCGGCCCGACGATGTGAACGATCGCAATGAAGGCAATCGTCGCGGTCTTTGCGTTTTTTCTCGCCTTCGACAAAATCGCCGTTCGGGTGTGGACCTCGTTGTCATAGACGGAGTAGAAAAAATCCTCCTGAAAGCCCGCCAGCTTGACCCGCTGGCCGACCAGGTCGCCCTCGGGAACGCGGCAGTGGACTTCCACGAACCGCATGTTCTTTTCGGCCCGCGTCAACTCCGCCGTTGGCAGCGATCGCCATTCGCGGCGCTTCGGGATTGGCCCCGAAATGAACGGGCTAATGGGCGGTTGGGCGGGCAATGAGGTCGTCGCTTGCGCTAACCCCATTCTCTAATTCCTTGCCAGTGTCGCGCCGTTGTGCGTCATTCCGAGAGTCACCGCTTCGCGCGCGGGCGTGAAGGGCGAGGGAGCGGCGCAGGCTCAAAATGTCACCCGTAAGCGACTTGACTGCGCGGGCACGCGGATTCTCAACGCTGGTGCCGTTCTCTCTTACCGAGATGTAGCCCTCGTTACGAAGGCTCACTTGCTCCCTCGCCAAATCTGCCATCGTTCGAGCCAGCATTGCGGCCAGCTCAAGCTGATGGTCGGTCCACTCGGCCCGTGCGAACTCCGCGACGACATTGCGCCAGTGCGGCAGGTCGCATTCGTCGAGAACCATGTGCGCCGGCGGGACAATCTCCCGGCCAGCAGCCTGGATAATCCTGACCGCCTCGGACGGGCTCGTAATCGGAGACCGCTTGCTCATGGCTCACCTGACGAAATCGGGTTTAGATGTTTTTTTCGACTACGCGCCGCTCTAGAAATCAGCGACGTTTAGAGATTTGACCCGCCCCTCCCCGGTGCGTTCCGCAGGACGTATCGCCCATTGTAACCATCCTGAGAGATGCCGCCGATCGCGAGGCCGTCGTTATTGAAGTGCCACGTCCCGCCGCCAATGGTGTCAGCCCACATGTTACGTGGTATCTTGACTGGCGTAGTGCTGGCCGTGCGCGCGTATTCGCGGTCTATAGCAACTTGAATGATGCGGCCTTGGCCCACCGCTTCGAGGGGCAGCGCCCAATCAATCATGAGCGCTTCGCACTCTTCGGCTGGGCGTGACCATGGATGCATTGATCCTTGTCGTGCATCTCTGCCTTGCAGACCTTGCAGCGCTCTAGCTTATCGGCCATCCATCCACTCCGATCCTTGGCTTGGCTTGTCCGCCTCGCTCTATTCGTTGCTTGTCGCTGTTATGGTGTGTCGAGCATAGCGACTGGAATGGGCCGGCCCAGAACTTAGCCTCGTCACCCTTATGCGGTTCGATGTGATCGCACACCGTTGCCTGGGTCACTCGCCCTTCACCCTTGCACATGCGGCATAGGGGCTCGATGCTTAGCTGATACGCCCTTAGCTTCTGCCAGCGCGCGGTCTTGTATAGCCTTACGTATTCGTGCGCCTTCATCCGCCCGCTAGATTCCAGCCCCAAAGGCTATCCGGATCTACGCTCAGCAGAATAACCGATGCTGTTCCGTCAATGCCCGACAGGCTGACTTGCGTGTCCAATATTCCATCGCCATTGAAGTCGCCCGCATGAACCGACAAATGGGCGCCCGAGAACGTGTCGAACTCCAGGCCATCGTGAAGCTGGCCGAAGTAGAGAATATCCGAGTAGCTGTGATTCACGTCGAACATGACGCGATCGTTGGCGGGATTGAATCCGCTGATCGTCCTTAGCCCGTCGCCGTGCAGGATGAACGTGTCCGCCGCGTCAGTGCCCGAAAGATCGGAGCTGACCGCAGCCGCCTTAGCCTTGCGTGCCATGATACCTCGCAAAATGTTTTCGCTAACGCATCACAGGCTGTCGCCAGCTCACTCTCGTCCACGGGTCAGCCACCAGCAGATTAGCGTTTCGCCGGTCGTGACAAGGATCGCGACAGTTAGTGCAGTCGCGACGAACTCGGCGCCCTTTAGTGCGATCCTACCAGCGGACATGGTCGCGGTCGTTCGCATAGCGATAGCGTTCGTCGAGGCTGGGCCGCGTCGCCGGGATTGCGGCATCGAACCAGCGATACCAGCAGCGAGTCCTTTGAGCCTCTGACCATTCGCTCGGCAGCCAGCCCGTCCAGTTAATCACCCGCCCGCCATCTCGGAGCGGGAGGAACCAGATCATTTTCGCATCAGCGCCCGGAACACCTTGGTCAATTCGTCCAGGTCTTTCTGGGCGATCGGCTCACCGTCATACTTAACGCCGCCGAACCTCTGGATCGACGTGTGGTAAATCACGGCTGCCAGTTGTCGTTGCTCTCCAGCGGTTCCGCTGTGCTTTGCCGCAGCCAGATAGGCCAGTGATCCGCCAATACCCGCGAGCTCGTCCGCGCACCGTCGCAAGGCTTCGGCGAGTTCGGACGCGATTTCGGGCACCGGATCATCCTTCGCGACGATCGCATGTTTGCGGGCTGTTGAACGCGGAGGCACGTTACCTCCTCAGATAAATCCGCCGGCGCAGTCTCGCCTCAACGTGCGACACAGCGCTTCCAATCGGTGTTTTGGGGACTGGCCGGCGGGCAGCGCCTATGTTGCTCGGTTTCCAGCGCTGAGATGATACAAAAAGGGCGGGGAGGCCTGAGCCTCACCCGCCGGGAGCGTCCTACTGTCCGGTTGGGCAATTATATACTTGACTTAGCAGGCGAGTGAGGGCACAAGTGGCTTCAAGAGGAAGCCATGAACATCAACATCACCGACCCGATCTTCCACGACGAAGCAAAAGCCGTAGAGCATATCGCCGACTCCAGGTGGCCGGACGGCGTTGACTGTCCGCATTGTGGCAGCGGCCGCGTCATCATGATGGGCGGCAAGACACAGGCCGGTTACTGGCTTTGCAACGACTGCCGCGACAAGTTCACCGTTCGCACCGGAACGGTGATGGAGCGCAGCCACGTTCCCCTGCATAAATGGCTCCTCGCAACGCACCTCATGGCGGCGTCAAAGAAGGGCATGAGCGCGAAGCAGATCGAGCGCATGCTTGGCGTGACCTACAAAACCGCTTGGTTCCTCATGCACCGCATCCGTGAGGCGATGGACGAAGCGAACGGCACCGGCCCGCTCGGCGGCCCCGGCAAGGTCGTTGAGAGCGATGAAGCCTTCATCGGCGGCAAGCGCAATCGTCGCCTTGGCGGCAAAACCGCTCCGAAGAAAAAGGTTGTCTCCCTGATCGAGCGCGACGGTCGCGCCCGCTCATTCCACGTTGCCAATATCCACGCGAACAACGTCCGCGCTGCGCTGGTCACGAACATCGATCGCCGCTCGACCCTCATGACGGACGATGCCCGCTTCTATTGGGATATCGGCAAAGAGTTCGCGAAGCATGGCCGCGTTCTCCACGCTGGCCGTGAGTTCAGCCGTGGCGACGGCCACCATGCCAACACCGCCGAGAACTTCTTTTCCATCCTCAAGCGTGGCGTGATCGGCACCTACCACCATTGGTCGGCCGCCCACATTCACCGCTATCTCGCCGAGTTCGATCTGCGCTACTCGACCAAGGACAAGAGCGACGGCGAGCGCGCCGCAACCATCCTCAAGGGGATGGAAGGCCGCCGCCTTACCTATCGGCGGATTGGTCCGCTCGCCGCCTAATTACTTCCAAGCGCCGCCGCGGATCGGCGAGCGCCGCAAACGCTGGACGAGGTGATATGTTCACGCCTCGTTCCACGCGGAACATCATGAGAACTGTGATACAATAGAAAGCCCCGAGTCGTTGGTAGCGACCCGGGGCAAACTGGAACCGCCGAGCGGGGCGATCCGAGCGAAACTGTTGCCAAGAGAGATACGCTCTTGCCGGCAGACGGTCAACCTCCTCGGCCTTGATTAGAAGGCAAACGAACTATGGTTGATACCGTCCGTTGGACCGGAGTTTCCGGCTATGGCTATGACTACGAAGTGATCCAGTGGGGCACTCCGCTTGCGAACATTCCGGGCAACTACATTCTCTGCGGAGTCACGCCGGAGAACTACTGGAACCCGCTCTATATCGGCGAAGCCGAGGACTTGGGTAACCGGTGCTGCGGCGCGCACGAGAAATGGCCGGAAGCCACGCGCCTCGGAGCTATCCACATTCATGCCCACCGGCATGACAATAAGCAGTCCAGACTGGCCGAGGAAACCGACCTCCGGAAGGCGTTTACGACGCCCCTGAACGACCAGTAACGGCTGGCAAAGGCTCCGGCGCGGGGATGATCTCTCCGCGTCGGACCATGCCGTCATGGAAGGCTAACAGGCGATGGGTGACCAGCGCGTTGATCTCGTCCTCCGTCATCGTTTGGCCTTCCTCTTCCCCAGCGGCTCATGGGGCTTGTGGGGCGTGCTCAGCATGCGCTTCAATGCCGCCTCGCGCCGCTTCACCGTCTCCTCTTCGGAGTAGGTTTCGTCCTTGGAGTCAGTCATGGCGAACAGTCTCCTAATCCAGTTCGACAAACACCCCCGCCACAGGGATCTGATTGGCCGGATGATACTCGCATACGGCGAGCTTGAAATAGGCGTGATGGACCTTGTGGCCGCCACCATGGGCGGGGACACAAAAACCGCCGTGCGCGCCCTCTATCGACTACGGAGCGAGAGCAACCGCCTTGAGGTGGCGGACGCGCTGGTGACGCCCAAGCTGGCCGAACACAAACTGGATGGGGCCTGGAACGAAGCCTACGCGGCCATGAAAGACTGCAAGACCATCCGGAACAACTACGCACACGGGCAATGGGTCAACGACAAGGGCCAGCTCCGCTTCGGCGATCTCGACAAGGCGGCCCTAACGAAGGGGCCGAAGTGCGAGATCAAGTTGCGGCCGATCACAATGGGCGTGCTCAAGGAGCAGATGGCTTACTTCGAATATGCCGAGCATCAGATCATGTGGATTGGCGACCAATACCGGCTTGCAACTGACCAACAGAGGCGAGTCGTAAAGAAGGTGCCAAAGCCGAAAAAAGTACCCCCACCGAGACACGATAGTCGTGGAGAGGAATGCTCTCCCCGATAGAGTTGCCGAGGTAAGAAGCAGCCTCAAGCAGAGCCTCATCCATAACCTCTTGGGTTAACTGGCTTTCTTCCCGACTCACGCGCGCGCGATTCCCGCTAAGTTAAAGATATAATTGCCTCCTACTGTCCGGTTGTGCCGGCTTCAGACGCAATTCCTATGCTCAAATTTTAACAAACGGTCGCATGGAAGTCAAGAACAAAATGCGTCCGCAACGAGAATATTGCGGAACGCGCGAAGTGTGCTACTTGTTCCCCGGATCTTTCTCAAGGTCGCGCACTAGCGCCATCGTCAAAATGCGCTCTGCCGCTGCATTATCCGGCCGTGACAGGTTCATCCTGACCCGCCATACTGCCTGCTTCGCGTTGTCGCGTAGAACGAACAGGCGGGAGCGCAGGGCGCGCTCATTGGCGGCTGCAGCAGCCATCGACCGCTCGTGCGTGGAACGAAGCATTAGCGGCCATCTCACGCCGCCCTCCGCTCAAATCTCGCCGGCAGGCCGCCATCGACCAGGATCAGCAACCCGCGAATGACCGCTGCCAGCAAGTCGTGGTCGTGGGCGTCCGGAAAACGACAGGGCTGCATCCACGCCGGAATCATCTTCTTTCGCTCCAGCAGGGCGTAGGCGATGTGCGACATGACCCACGGCGCGTCGTCCCTGCCATCTGGCCTCGATCCCACGACAGGATCGATCAGGAGGCTCAGCAGGGCAGATCGCTCAAGCCCGCGCAAATCCATGTCCGTTCGGTCGAACCGTTCGTCCCGCGACGTGTAGCGCGGTTCGGATCGCGATTTGTCCGTGCGTTCATAGGAACCAGTTTTGAACCCTTGGCCCCTCATCAGCGCGCAGTAGTGGTCCCGCCATTGGCGCCCGGCGTCACGGAGGTCTTGAGCATCGAATCCATGTCCGTCGAGAAGGCCAAGCGCATGAAGCTGACCAATACCGTCGCACACGTCCTGGTCGATCGATCCGCCGCGCCCTTCCGGGCCTTTCGTTGGCCGGACGAAGGCATAAAGCTCCCTCCTCTGTTGGACTCGTTCGCAAGGTGGAATGTTGGCGAGCAGGCGGTCGTTCTTGTCCCGTGGGCCGCTCCTGCGCGGTCGTCCTCGCTTAGCCATGCACCAATCCTTTCAGTTTACGCCACATGCGCTTCCACAGCCCCTCGGGATTCCGAGGCACTTGAAACTCGATCGCTTGAAGCGCCTCGAACGGGTTGGCCTTCACCGGGGCCATCTCGACACGCGCCAACGGGTTGCGGTCTTGCCGATTGCGGTTGCGGTGAACCTTCGCCTTACGCGGTGCGAGCCGCTTTGCGCCCATGTCCCGCAGCGTCTTGCGGACATCCTGAAGGTGGTTCAGCTCGCCGCGCCAGTCGCTCGGCGTAAGCGGGTAAATGACAAACCGCTCCGAACCATTGTAGCCAAGCACGAGGCGCTGATGGCGCTTCGTCTTTTCGCGGCGCAGGATGGCTGCTCCGGGCCATTGCGCGACCTCCGCATCAACGCGGGTTTCTGAGTAGCCGCTAGCCACGGGCATTCTCAGTGGGTTTCGCCTGCACGCCCAAAAGCTCGTCGAGCCACCGGATTTTAGCGTCCAGCTCCCCGCGCTGCTCGACGTAAGCCATCCTCTTTCCCTCGTAATAGGGGCGCTGTTCTTCGGTCATGCGGCCCTCCCGATAAATTGGGCCGGGGCCTCGCAAGTCTGATCGAACAGATACCAGCAGCAGTTGTCCTTCCCGGTGAAGGGCGAGTCCTCGATCCACTTCACCCGGCCAACCGAGACGATCTTGTGCAGCCACTTCATGTAGGGCGCGGATTGCTTGGTGTGCATCCAGTCGGCGTCGAACAGGAACCAGGTGGGCCCGACCGCGCTGAACCGCTCGATCAGCGGGTGGAGGATCGTGCGGTCCCACGGCGGGTTGGTGATCGTGACCGCGAACGGATCGAGTGGGCCGGTCCTGGCATCGGCCATGGAAATCCCATCGCGAAGCGGCTTGATATCGTAGGCGAGAACGCACTTGTGGCCGTGGCGGCGGAGGTGTTCGATCAATGCCCCACCGCCAGCACACGGCTCGATGAACCGCGTTTCCGGGCGAAGGTGCGCGAGCAGCGGAACCACTGCCGGATAGGGCGTCGGGTAGAAGTCGCGCGGGACTCGCCCGAATGACGACCGCTTTCCCATTACCGTCCCGCATCCACGAGCTGCCCGCCGCGCTTTTCAAGAAACCCGACACGCATCCCCATTTGCTTGAGCCATGACGGCATTCGCGAGATTTCATCGGGTGACAGAGGTCCGCGATCGACGCGCTCCGGGGGCGGCGGCAGGGGTTTTGAGTTGGCGTAACGAGCGCTTTCCGCTTTCCGCTTCCGCAGCTCGGCAACGGCGTCGGCGATTGCCGGGATGATCTGCATATGGCGCGTCACCTTGCGGCGAACCTCGTGGCTGACTTCTTGAACCTCCCCCGGCCGAATATCGGTTAGCGCGTCAACAGCCGATGCTAGCCAGTTGGTTTGCTGATCAGCCGTCATCGAAGATGGGGCAACCAAGGTGAAGATTTTGGCGATTTCAGCCAGCAGAGCCTCCGCCTCGTATTGCGGCCGCGACCCTAGCGAAGGCGGTTCCTGTCGGATTGGCGTCGGAAGGTTCATAACGGCTGTCCTCGGTCGGTTTGTAGATGCCCGCCCATCCGCTGGCGGCGGCGTGTTCGATCAATTTTGGCGGTGGGATACCGGTCTGCAGCGAGACGCGGGCCAGATCGTCCTGAAACTTCTTCCAAGCGGAGGGCGTGTTCCCGGCTCGTTTGCGACGCCGGTTGCTCAGCAGATCAGACCAGACTTGAGAAGAAACCCCAACCGGACAGGCCCACGGGCGCGGTGAGGAACCTTTAGGTTCCGAACTTATCTTCTTAACTTCTTCTCTTTCTTGTTCTGTGCCTTGCCCCTGCCTTGCCCCTGCCTCGTCCAGTGCCTCACGACCAACGCCGCGAGCCTGATATTCCTCGTATTTACAGATGGTTACGATTGCCACTCCTGCCTCACAGACAACCTCGACCATTGCCTCGGCCCTGAGGCGTTTCCACAAGCGCTCAACCCACGCCTTATCGCGGTCGAGAGCGCGGGCCATGTCGCGCTGCGACACCGCGAGTTGCCCGCGATTCAGGGACAGAATGCGCTCTTTGTAGCGGACACGGGTCGGCTGCCATGCGGCCTTTGCTACTAGCCACGCGAACGCCATCGCCTCAGCATCGTTGCGGAACGCCGGATGCTCGCTGATGAGCGATCGGTAGAGGCGAACGTAGCCGCTCATTCGCCAATCACCGCTTGGACAGCCAGCAGGGCCGTAACGGTCTCATGGTGCCGCTCCTCAATGCGCGTCTCGATCTCGCGCACCGCGTGAATCAATGTCGTGTGATCCTTGCCGCCGAAGTGGAAGGCGATGTCGAGATATGGCACCGCCAAGCGTTTACGGGCGACGTAAATAGCGACCTGGCGGGGCCGAGAGACGCGATAGGACTTGTCCGGCCCCATCAACTCGGTCACGGTGATATTGAAGTGCCGCGCGACAATTTCCTGAACCTGAATGATACGGGGATCGATCACTCGGTGCTTGACGAGGCCGTGAACCCGTCTCCTTATCGGTTTTGCTGCGACTACCTCGCGCGGCTTGAAGATCGGCTTGCCGGGCGGCGCGAAGCTGCCCCGCCCCTGGGCGCGCAAAATCGCGTCTCGGAGTCTTATGGATCCCTGGATAGCGCGATCGCGGTCGTTCCCCTGACGCATGAAGTCGCCAAGCGGCGCGGCGTTTTGATCCAGCCCCTTAGGCTCCAAATGGGCGGCAATCACTTCGCTGAATCCTCCGGCATGTGCTTGACCATTTCCGCCTCGACCTGGGCCTCTGAAAATCCGCCGTAAGTTGTGGCGATGTGGGCGGGACGAATGCGGTCGAGAGCGTTCATGCTCGCCATGAACTCGATGAACCTGATGGTGTGGGCGCGGCGGGCCTCGATCGGATAGGCGGTGCCGTGCGGGTTGCTGCGCTCAGGGGTGGCGTTGTTGCTCACTGGGCCATGTCCGCGAACTGCGGCAGACGCAGCATAACCAGCGTCTCCCCGCGATCCTGCTTGAGGATCAGAAAGTCATGGTCGCCTAGTGCATTGACGATCCAGTCGGGAAGCGACTTGCGGGACTTGCACTCGCCCTTGAGCCTCTGCCCCCAGCCCGTGGTTAGGCAAAGGTCGCCCTTCTCGCGGCCGGCGCCGGAAAGCGGGACGCGGTAGCATTCTAGACCGCGCTCCTGGAAATACAGGCGCGTCGAGTTTTCGAGCCTGTAGCCCTTCTGTGCTGGCGCTCTCCCCCCGGCCACGTCAGCTTATCCCAGCAAACGAGAGAACGTAGCGGGCAAACAGAACGATCAGGACGCACGCCCAAACCGTGACGGCCGATCCGGTTAGGAAGGCGAGAAAGAGGAGATACGCGGACGCAACACGCTTGAGGATCATGCCCCCAAACCCCTGCATTGCGCGCACGTTTCCCAATCGAGAACGCCGTGCTCGCAAGGGGCCATTCCCCGTATCCAGCTCTCGCGCTGCGCCGCCAGTTCCTCAGCCTCAAGCTTGGCGCGTTGCTCGGGCGGCATGGCATCTCGCTCAGCCTTAATACGGGCCATGATTGCTCGGATTTCGTCGCTCATGCGCGTAGCCTCACAACCTTACGGTCGAGCAGCGCTTGCTCACCGGGGCCAATGTCGCGGCCAGCTTCGCTTTCCGGATGGTGCGCCTGATCCTTCGTTGCGATGAAATCCCGGCAACCGGCGGAGAACTCGTCGTAATCAATGCCGGAAGGAACGCGGACAACCGCGAATCCCTCGGGGCAGAGAAGGTTGAGCAAGTCGTCGGGAATGGCGCCGCACAGGCTGTAAACGGCACCTACCGGCATCTCGCACGGCTTGCGCTCAACGCTTCCGTTTTCGTTGCCAGGGAAGTATGAGCAGAGCGTCGAATACGGGATGCCGCTGTCGAAGCTGACGGCCTTGAGGCTGATGCCCCGGCGGTCGAGTTCGCGGCGGATCGCGCGTTGTCGGTCGCGCATGATATTGGATGCGTCACGCATGATGTTGCGCCTCCGTTCCGTTAGTTGCTGCGTCATGGAAATCGTCAGGAACCGCAGGCCACTCGCTGTTGGCCCAATCGTCGCCAGATTGTTCCCTGAGCTTCTGCGCGAGTTCGGGAGCGACGATACGCACCCACACTCGACCGATGAGGAAAGCGAATGTGATCGCGCCAGTGGCGATTACGAGGCCAGTGATGATCTGATCCCCCGCCACGGCTATGTTTCCGCCGTCAAAGGAATGCGGAGCGAGTCAGGGGTTGCTCGCTCCGCTGCGGCGCGGGAGTTGTGCGCCGACATTATGCTGTCAGTCTAAGCGGCTTCCGGGGGAAGTCGCTCGTGGACAAGGGGATGCTCTTCTCGACCGCTAGTCTCAGCAGCGCAGATTGGCGCCACGTGGGGATGCTGTTCTTCAGCCCCCACGAACTCACCGTGGTAAAGGGCAGCCCCAGATCGCGGGCCACTTGCATTACTCCGCCCAGGCGCTGAATGATGTCTGCGGCAGTCATGGTGCGTCCCTACGCTGATCGTAGGGTTACGTCAAGCGGCTTTACGAAGTCCGTTGTTTACGCGAGTTACGGTCTTCGGCAACCCGGAGCGGTGCTCGATACTCAAACACTGCTGGCCAGGCTGGCCGACAAGAAGATTCGGAACGCGGACATCGCGCGGGCGCTAGGCTTGCCCGACTCACGCATACCCGAAATCAAAGATGGCCGTCGGGCTCTGAAACTTGATGAGGCGGCAAAGCTAGTCCGAGCCTTCCAACTGGAAGAAGATGCGCCGCCTCTGCCGACCCCAATAATACGACTGGTTGTGCGCTATATTGCGGACGAGCTGGGCGCTCGGCCTCAAGAGCAGCGCCTTGAAGACTTGTCAGAAGACGTGAGAGCATTCGCTGCGTTCGTTGCGAATCCGAAGGTCCGGCGATCGATTGAAGCAGCAGAGGGATTTTTTGAGGCTCTTCGCCTTCGCAAACCGACAGATAGAGGAGTTCGGTCAGAAACCGATCCCGATCACGCCCACTAAACTGTTCTCGTTTCGTTCTCACGCTAGCCACCCCGCTACTCGCCCTTCGAGCGAAGGGCAAGGGTCGGCCACAATTCGGCCAATCGCTAGATGACGTGAAGATGGTTAATGGGACCTTACTGCTTTGTCATGATTTCACTCCTACGATTTTCGTTTGACAAGACGTTACGGTGGGCGTAGTAACTGCCCCACGGCACACAGCCGACAGGAGCAGATCAAGTGGCGAACGAGCAATATCCGATCAAGAATCGCTGGTCCGGCGAAGTTATGTTCACCGCCGAGATCACTTGTTCTCCGGATGCTCTGCCAAGCGTGAAACTAGGGCTGGCCGTAAAGGCTGCTCTTAAAGCGCGTGCCGACCTCGCGGGTGCCAACCTCGCGGGTGCCGACCTCGCGGATGCCAACCTCGCGGGTGCCGACCTCGCGGGTGCCTACCTCGCGCGTGCCAACCTCGCGGGTGCCTACCTCGCGCGTGCCAACCTCGCGCGTGCCAACCTCGCGGGTGCCGACCTCGCGGGTGCCTACCTCGCGCGTGCCAACCTCGCGGGTGCCTACCTCGCGGGTGCCTACCTCGCGGGTGCCGACCTCGCGGGTGCCAACCTCGCGGGTGCCAACCTCGCGGATGCCAACCTCGCGGGTGCCGACCTCGCGGGTGCCTACCTCGCGCGTGCCTACCTCGCGGGTGCCGACCTCGCGGGTGCCAACCTCGCGGGTGCCAACCTCGCGGATGCCAAAGGCTTCATTCCCGAGCGGACAACGCATTTGGCGTCTCTCAAATTCATGCCCGTCGTTCACGCCTTCAAGGTCGTGAATGAGCGCGGCGAAGGCCACATCAACGGCGGTCTGAAATACAAGATCGGCAAGCGCGTTTCGGTCAAGAATGCCGACACCGACCCGAACGAAATGTGCTCGGCTGGCATTCATGTGGCCGATCTGCCTTGGTGCCTTAAAGAATGGCGCGAAGGCTACCGCATCCTTCTGATCGAGCACACGAATGCGGACATTGCCTGCATTCCGTTGGGCACTGACGGCAAATACCGCCTGCATGGCTGCACGCCGGTCAAGGATATCACCGACAAGCTGCGTGAATGCGGAGCGCTCCCCGCGCTTCAGGTTGAGAAGGCCGCGGCATGACCCGCCAACCTTTCGTCCGCCCGATCCCGGTCGAGCATCTTCATGCCCTGATCGACGCGCAGGGCTATCGCATCGTCCACCCGGCCCCGCCCGAGATCATCGCTGCGGCCGAGCTGTCGGACTGGGAACTCAACACACTGGATCGTGCCGGTTTCCGGCTGACCATTTGGGAACGGGTTGGGCTGTTCCTGAAGAGCTTTGCTTGAGCCTTACTGGGAGAGGATTTGGAATGGCAACGGTTGCAGAAATTCTTGAGCGCTGGGACTCGAACGAGGGAAAACCCTACAAGGGCTCGTTGATCGACTTCAAGGCATACGAGGCCGACAAGTCCAACATCGGTTGCATGTGTGCGCAGGGCCAAGTCCTGCACCTGATCGGCGGGTGGTCGCCGACCAAGCTGCGCGGCACGGCGCAAGAAGAGGCTGACCGCGAAACCGCCAAGCTGCTCAACATTTCCAGAGCACATTCCATCCTCTTGCGCAGCATAAACGACAAGGCGGACGGCGCGCCTTCGATTGTCTTGACGCACCCTGAAAAGGTGCTCGGCGATCAGGCGAAAACCGTCCTCGCGTTCTGGCTTCATCTTGACCGGATGAAGGCCGGGGATTGGAAGAAGAGGGTGGCCGCCGCTTGGGCCGCCGCTGGGGCCGCCGCTAGGGACGCCGCTAGGGACGCCGCTAGGAACGCCGCTGGATATGCCTGTTCCGAAATCCAGGGCGCCCGCCTCATGCGCGAACGCGGACAGCCGTTCTTCTTCCTGCCGATGGTTGGTTTCTCCGATCCCGAAAGCATTCCGGCGCTTCCGGCTGACTACGGGGTCGCCCAATGACCCGCACCTGCATCACAATCGCGATCTTCGTAGCCTCTTACTTTGCTCTGCAATTTGTGAGGGTGATGTGAGCTGGCGCAAGTTCGCGACTGTCGAATGTCCGGCCTGCGGTGCGCGGGTTGGAGAGCAATGCAGGACCGCCTCTGGCCGCGCCGCTGTAGCCATTGCTGCCATGTTCATCTGGATCGCTTTCGGGACGTTTTGCACTCTCGTAGCTCACAACCTCGTTGCCGCATGGGGATGCATCGTCTGCGTCAATGTGTGGTCCGCAGCGAATTACATTCGTGGTGCAGCATGAGCGGGCGCTGCCTTCATTGCGGTGAGCCGAACTGCCGCATCTGCGAATACCTCGAAGAGCCGGACGGCACGATGTGCCAAAGGTGCAACGACCAGCCTGCAATCGAAGACGAAACGCTGTGCATCTACTGCGATAGGTTGCTGAGTAAACAGGTTGAGAGGGAGCTTAGGTTTACTGTTAAGCAGCAGCGGAGGGTCGCATGACTGGGCGTTCCCCTTCGGGTCGGGCTGGTCGTCCTACGGACCAAGCCCCTACGGGTCTTGGCGATACCGCGACCATCCCTAACGCACCGCGTTGGCGGCTGTGGGCCGTTATTCCATTCATCGCTGTCGGGTGTGGTGTGATGCTCTTTGTCAGCGTCCTCCGGGAACTGCTCGGTGGAGTTCACCACGCGCTCTTGGCTATGCTCGAATGGCTTGCCTCCTTGGCGGGGCTTCCGAGGACGCAGCCGCGCGCCAACGATGAGGTTCCGAGCATCAAGGCGGACGTTGCTGAGGATGCCTTTCGCGAGGCACTGAGGCGCTACCCCGAGGCCGAGCGCGGGCTTGTCTTTCTCTATGGCGCAAGCGGCCTTGGCCAGCGGATGCCGACCGAAAAGCAATTGGCATGGGCGCGCGAGAAAGCGTCAGCGATCGAAGCCCGTAGGGCCGGAACCGCGAAGGCGGGTCCGGTTCACGAGAGCGCGACCCGTCAGGGGGACGCCCGTGACTGAAACTAGTCCAGTAGGCAACGGAACCGATCGGGTGGCGATGTGAGCGTTTACGTCGATGGCGAGCGCAACGAATTCGGTCGGATGGTGATGTGCCACATGTGGGCCGACACCCTTGCTGAGCTCCACCAGATGGCTGATGCGATCGGCATGAAGCGGGAGTGGTTTCAGCCACTATCGTTTCCTCATTACGACGTGAGCCTGTCTCGACGCGCTGTCGCGGTTGAGCTTGGGGCTGTCCAGGTCGGACGACGCGAAGGCAGCGAAATCAGAAAGCGCATCTTTGCGCGGGGTTTCAGCGATGCCGAGCTTGCGGAGATACGCGCCGCCATCCCCGCTTACGACGCCAAGCGCAAACGGAGGCAGCATAATGCGTAACCCTTTCCAATATGATTTGGGGGAGAGTGTGAGGGGCAGTGATGTAGCTGACTTCTGCGACCTCATTTGGGCGAACGCTTCGCGCCGCGCGGTCGCGGCTTCGCCGTCTAGCCACTCTTCGGTGTCTAGCCCCTCCGGGCTTCCATCGCTTTCGCAATCCACCAGGGAAGGGGCGGAACCTAACAAGACCGCCCCTCGCAATTCGTGACCACGCAAGTGCAAACTGTCGAGAAGATCATCGAGGATGGTGGTGTTCAAACGCTCAACGGCGGCATCCTCAATGTGATCGCCCGCGCCGCTGCCGACCCGAAGACCGACGTGGACAAGCTCGAGCGCCTTCTGGCGATGCAAGAGCGTGTCATGGAGCGCGAGGCTAAGCTGGCGTATGAAACCGCCATGCGGGCCGCGCAGGAGGAAATCCGGCCCGTCCTTAAAAACCGCAAGAACCCGGAAACCAAGTCCACCTACGCGGATCTAGAGCAGATCAGCGACTTGGCCGACCCGATCATCCACAGTCACGGCTTTTCCCTATCTTATGGGACGGCTGATTGCCCACTCGCAAATCACTACCGCGTAACATGCGAAGTGTCGCACTCTGGCGGGTATAGCAAGGATCACCAGGCCGACGTGCCGATTGATAATGTCGGGCCAAAAGGGACGCAGAATAAGACCAACACGCACGGGTTCGGCTCCGCGCTCAGCTACGGTCGCCGCTACCTCAAGGTTCTCATTTTCGACATCAAGATGACCGATGATGACGGGCGCGCTGCGGGGCGTGGCGGGCCAGTCAACAAGCAGCAACTGGAGGTTCTGAACGGCCTCTGCGATGCGGTCGGCGCCGACAAGATCGCCTTCTGCAAATACCTCAAGATCGCCTCTCTGAGCGAATTAGCCGCGGCCGATTACAACGACGCGGTTCACGTTCTGAAGCAGAAGAATCCGGACGCCGCACGTAACTATCTGACGGCGGGCAAGTGATGGAGATATTTACTTGCGAACAGGGGTCGGATGAGTGGGTCCAGGCCCGCCTCGGCATCCCGACAGCCTCCGAGTTCCACACCATCATGGCGAAGGGCCGTGACGGCGGGGACAGCAAGACGCGACGCACATACATGCTCAAGCTGGTTGGGGAAATCCTGACCGGCGAGCAGATGGAAGGTTACTCCAACCATCACATGGAGCGTGGCAAGGTGATGGAGGATGAGGCCCGCAGCCTCTACGCCTTCATGAAAGACGTTGAGCCGCAGTGCGTAGGCTTCATCCGCAACGGCAACAAGGGATGCAGCCCGGACTCACTGGTCGGAACGGACGGCGCGGCCGAAATCAAAACCAAGCTTCCACACCTCCAGGTTGATTGCCTGTTGGGCGGTCGCGTTCCACCTGAACACGTCGCCCAGTGCCAAGGCGTCCTGTGGGTAGCCGAGCGCGAGTGGATCGACTTCGTTTCATATTGGCCGAAGCTCCCGCTCCACGTCCACCGCTCACACCGCGACGAAGAGTATATCGCGAAGCTCGCGAGCGCCGTGGATCAGTTCAACGAGGAGCTGGCGGAAATGGTGGAGCGGGTCCGCGCCCACGGCGGCGACAACCTACGCAATGAACTCAAGGCATCTCTGGAGGCAGCATAATGGCATCCGTCAACAAGGTTATTCTCGTCGGCAATCTCGGGGCCGATCCCGAAGCCCGCTCGCTCAACAATGGTGGCGAGGTCGTCAACATGCGGGTCGCCACCAGCGAGTCGTGGAAAGACGGCGACGGCAACCGCAAGGAGCGCAGCGAGTGGCACAACGTGGTCATCTTCAACGAGAACTTGGGCAAGGTAGCGAAGAGCTATCTCCGCAAGGGCTCGAAGGTTTACCTCGAAGGCCAGCTGCAGACGCGCAAGTGGACCGACCAATCCGGCAACGACAAATACACCACTGAGGTCGTCCTACAGCGGTTCCGGGGCGAGCTTGTGCTGCTGGATAGCAAGGGCGGTGGTGAGGCTCGCGGAACGTCCGAAGACCGGGGCGTGTTCGCGGGAACGACGGCGGATGACGAAATTCCGTTTTGATGTTCTCACCCCGCGCCATAAAGCCGCGTAGGCAAAACTCGCACAGAGCTGACGAGTTCAAGCGCTGCCCAGCCTTCCTCCAATGGTTGCGCGGTCGGCCTTGCTACCTCGCGATTCATGTCCCCGGACACCAGTGCTGGGGCAAGGTGCGGGCCTGCCACTTCGATCCGTGGGGTGACAAGGGCGCTGGCACGAAGGTCTCGGATAACGCCTGTATGCCCATGTGTGACGGGGCGCATGATGAGCAAACGACGCGCTTAGGCTGGCCCAAGTTCCAGGCGAAATACAAGTTCGACGGGCGCGATGTCGTCAGCCGCTATTGGCTGGAGTGGCTTCACAACACGCCAATGGGCGCAAGCTGGAGGGCCAAGCAAGATGCATAAGGTCATCCTCACCAACCCGTTTAGTCGCGAGCGGTTCAAGCGGATCGTTGACCAGGCGCCCGATGGCTACGTGGCCGAGGTGCGCGAGCCCAAGCGGACGCTCGAACAGAACGACCTCATGTGGAGCCTGCTCACCGACATCAGCGTGGCCTGTCCGCTAGGTCGCCGGCACACCCCAGATGACTGGAAGGCGATCGCCATGAACGCCTGCGGTTGGGAGTGCCAGTTCGTGGAGGGCCTAGATGGTCGCCCGTTCCCCAAGGGGTTCCGCAGCTCGCGCCTGACCAAATCTCAGATGTCGCAACTGATCGAGTTCCTGTTCGCGTTCGGCGCCGAGCATGGCGTGAAATGGACGCACGAGGAGGCAGCATGAAACGCAACACCGCACTCAAACTGGTCGCAAGCCGTCCTCCTGAGCGGATCTACGGCAGTCAGAGGTTTATCGGTCTTACACGAAATGTAGGATTGGAAAGCCCGAGTAAGTTTGTTCCGACTTTGAAGGGGCCGCTCGATGTCATCATCTAAGGGCGTTCCGGCTTCGCCGGCACCGCTTCAGCCGGCGACAGGCTTCATCAACGCGATTGCCGACCGCTTTCAGGAAATGCATGTCCCGTCGCTCAGTCGCGACAAGGCGTTGCTGCTCGCATTGGTCGCGCTTGCGGACGCCGAGACCGACCTGGGGCCGATAAATCATCCAGACTTCGATTGGTCGCTCGACGGCGCGCGGGAGATTGCCGACGAAAACATAGAGCATTGGGAGAGCCCAAATGCCGCTGACTAAGCTGACACCGCGTAACCAGCTTCGCGCCTTCTACGAAGACATCGATAGGATGAAGTCGGGCGAGCAGATGCTGCATTCGATTGGGCAGCACGTAGAACTGCTCATCAAGCGGATGGACGCGCTCGAAGCGTCAGTGATCGAAGCGGCGACAGCCGGCGAGACAACGGAGGGCAAAGATGGCGACACGCGCTGAAACAGTAGCGCGCAAGCGGCGGTGGTATCTTGCCAATCGCGAGATCCATCTTGCGCGCACTCGCGAGCGAGATGCCATCCGACGCTTTCTCACTGATTATTTGACCACTCACCACTGTGTCGATTGCGGAGAAGCTGACCCAATCGTCCTCGACTTCGATCATGTGGGCGAAAAGTCATTCGGCCTGTCCACCGCCACAACGAAACTGATGCGACTTGAACGGGTGCGAGCTGAGATCGCCAAGTGCGAAGTTCGCTGTGCCAACTGCCATCGCCGCAAGACCTACGCGGCTCAGGGTCACCGCAGCCGCTCGACCGAAGGACGACAGCCCGACCGCCGTAGGCGGGGACGCCCAAACCCAGCTCAATCACCCACCCAAGGCAACCCCATGACACACATAACTGACGAGCAGATCGAAGAAATGCGCGCCAAGTTCGAGCGGCGTTTCATGACGAGCGCAATCGACGAGTATTGCCCTGAAGAGTTCGGTGAACTGTTGGACGAAATCCAACGACTGCGGCAATCCGCCTCACCTGAAGGCGGGGTTAGCTCGGCGCTGCGGGAGGCGGTCATTGCTGATGTGATCGCCAAGTATGCGGGCGCATTCTACATCGACTGTGGCGATGCCGAGCCGGGAATGCTTGAGCGCGCAGCCAAGGCATTAGCGCATCAGGTCGAAGCCGCCATCACACAAGGAGCGCCCAGCAACTCAGATCGGAGTGGGGAATGAGTAGGGCATTCACACCTGGTCCGTGGCGGGTCAGCCCACTCGGCAACTGCGATATTGAGAGCGGCGACGGCTCTCTGGAAATCGCGACCACGCATCAAGACATTTTGAACGGCGGCTATCGAGACCCGTCCACAGCGCAGGCGGATGCCCACCTGATAGCAGCGGCTCCTGAGCTTTACGCCAGCCTGTCCGATGCGGTCGAGCTTCTTGAGCAAGCAGGTTTCTCGACTGTCGAACATCGCGCCGCCTTGCTCAAAGCTAACCCCCATCAGGGAGATGATCGGTGAAATATCCGCGTATCGAGCCATGCGCTTTTTGCAGAGCGGTGTGCAAGACCGACGAACTCGGCTTTGACCACCCCCCTGTCGATAACTGCGTCCTGTCAGATGCGAGCTTTGCATGGGCAAGCGCAGATGCCTGGAACGCTCGCACCAAAGACCCGCGACCAGTATCGGGTGAGAAGCTGAATATCTGCGAACGGTTGTTGGCGATGCGCGTGTGCGAGGGCCATAGACTTAACCTTCGCGTCAATCCCGACGGCCCTGACGCTGTTGCCTTCATCGGGAGCAGGGAAGCGCTGATCGAACGCCTGACTGAGGCGCTGGCCTACTACGCAAACGACGAACACTACGACTGCGGCGATGTTCCCGGCCACGTCTACGTAATTGACGATCACGGGCGGTTCGCCCGCGCCGCCCTCCAAGCCGTGAAGGAGGCATAGATCATGGCTGATTTTGGGCGTACATTTCCCGCTCTCACCCTTCGGGCTGAGCCGCTTCGCGTCTCATCGCTGCGCGTTTCGATCGGGGCCGCGTGAAGTCAGCGCGCGTCTCGACGGCGGAAATCGCCCATGCGAAGGCCGCAGCCGAGAAGGCTGGATTGCGCCTGGCTGCGTTCGAGAAGCATCCTGACGGAACCGTGAAGCTGGAATTTGGCGAGGAGCCAGCTAACGACTGGCGGGCGGGAAGTCCGCTATACAGCGTCAAATGAGCAAGTTGCCAAAATACGTCCGCCAGAAGAAGGCAAAGGGCCGGACCTACTACTACTTCGATCTGGGTAAAGCTGACGATGGCCGGCGGCTGCTCGCGCCCCTCCCCGATATCAAGGACTCTCGATTCGGCGATTGCCTGTCCCGCGCGAAGGCCACCAGAACGAACCGCAAGAACCGCAAGGACATCCTCACGCTGGACGGCCTGATCCGCAGCTATGAGCGATCACCCGAGTTTCGCGAGAAGGCCCCCGCGACGAAGAAGAATTACTCGATCTATCTGGCGAAGGCCAATGCCATGATCCGCTCTGGGTCAGGCGAAAGCCCCCCGGCGAGACAGATCGAGCGCACAGACGTTTTGGCATTACGCGACAAACTGGCCGATTCGACCGGCGCTGCCAATCAGACGGTTCGGGCTTTGGGCGCGCTCTACAAATGGGCGAGCGACCGCCACGGGCTGAAGGACAACCCAGCACACGGGATTAAATTGTTCAAGGCCATCCCGCACGAGCCTTGGCCGGAACCGCTATTGGAAGAGGCTATCCTGGACCCGCAAGTGGGAATGCCGGTCGCCCTCCTCTACTTCACCGGCCAACGAATCGACGATGCGATCAAGATGAAATGGTCGGACATCAAAGGCGACACGATGGCCGTGTTCAACCAGAAGAAGGACCGTCATGTCCAAGTGCCGATCCTGCCCGAACTGGCCGACATGCTCGCCACTCAAGAGAAGACGGCGATTACCATCCTGACCAACGCCAACGGGCGCCCGTGGACGCAGGGAGGGTTGCGGCTGAAGCTCCAGGCATGGGCGAAGGATCGCGGCCACAAGGTTGTTCCGCATGGCCTCCGCAAAAACGCGGTGATCTCATTGCTGGAGGCGGGCTGCACTCACGCCGAAGTGTCGGGAATTACCGACCAGTCGCCGCAGATGGTCGAATATTACGGGCGGCGGGTTAATAAATTGAGGCTCGGAAGAGCCGCAATCGTCAAATTTGATGCCTCCAGACGAGCCCGGAACGAAGCATGAAAATGCAAACCAATGTGAAAACCGCTTGTTTTCCTATCGCAGATGCGATAATGGGAACTTGTCAATTTCGCGGAGATTTCAGCTAGTGTTCTAGCCCCGTTCTGTGAAAACCTGCCGGATCAATGCGGAGTGCGTCATGGAGAATGTGAAAACCGAGAGACGTATCCAGCGCAGCTGGTTTAGCGCCAGTCCGTATGCCACAACGCCTGGGTTTCTTTTGAGTGGCGAGAGTCAGCGCCGTATCGCGCCGCTAGGCCAAGGCGAGCGCGAACTGGGATGGATGGTGCTGCCCCCGTTCCAGCGTCCGCCTGTGTGGACCGAGGCCCAGAAGATTCGGTTTGTCGAAAGCTGCTGGCTTGGCTTGCCGGTAGGGGTGTTCATCATCAACCGCCCTAACAACATGCGGAGCCCCTTCTTTAATTGGCTGCTCGACGGTCAGCAGCGGGTGACGGCTCTCTACGAGTATATGGATGATGCGTTTCCCGTGCTTGGCTACCGCTATTCGGAGCTTGGCGATCCCGATTATCGCCAATGGCAGATGACCACGCACTTCGGTCATCTGGAAACCCACTTGGAGGACGAGGAAGCGCTGCGCGATGTTTACGACCGCCTCGCTTACGGCGGCACTCCGCACGAGCCCAAAGACAGCCCTGCGCGCCCCTTAGGAGGATGAGTTATAGAGGAGGATAAGTGATGATCTCGTGGCTCGATCAGGAGTTTATGGATGGTTACCGGGATGGACGCGATCGAAACGCACCGGAACCTTCGGACAACCGCTCAGCGGCCTATCGCCACTCGTTTGGTGTTGGGCGGGCGGAGTTAGCCGGTTGCCCTATTCCCGCCGCGCTGTCCCGCGATCGAGCAGCGGAAATTGTTCGACAAGAGGCGGCGGCATGACCGAGCGCTATCGCCTGAAGCAGGATGGGACGGTCGTGGCGGGCGTTGAGGGGCCGACTGCGCTGGATGAAATCATCCATTACACTCGTGTCTATGGTCAGGATGGCCCTGTGACCATCGAGCGCCACGAGAACGGCAAATGGCGCGAATATGCGCGGAGGCACCCAGCATGACCGCACAAACCAGATCGGAGTAACCCATGACCTTACGAGATGAGATCATTGCCGCGATTCGCGCATCTACTTGGCCAACGAACGACGATCAAGTTGAGGGCATCGAAGAGGCGGCAGACGCTGTTCTCGCCCTGCCTGCGATTGCAGGGGCGCTTGAACTGGCTCGTTACCATGCCGCCATCGGGACCAATCCGCTGCGCTCGGCCAGCGAGATCACAGCAAAGACTCTCGGCCACAGCATCAAGGTTCGGGATGAGTCTGTTTCTACCCAGGGGGAGGAGTGAGATGGCGGGATATTTTGGACGTAATCCGGCTATCGTGAACTCAAAGCCTGCGGCTTTTCGCCCTTCGGGCTTCGATCCGGCGTAAAGGAAGAAACATGGCAAACCTAAAGACCGAACTCGAAGAGGCTGAGACGTTCTACGGCGAACAGATAGAGGCGATGATTGTCGGCAAGCTGGAGGAATACCCTTATCCTGACGCGCAGCCTGACGAGAATGTTATTCTCAGTCGCGAGGCCGGGCTGGCCAAGGTCGATCGCGAATATGACGACGGCTTTGGCGGAGCGGATTGCCACTCGCTCTATGCATGGACAGCATCGCGCATATTCTTTGTCTTTGAATATGACGGTGCCACGTCGCTGCATTGGTTGCCGAGACACCCGACCGCCTTAGAGGTTCACCTAAACGGCAATGCCCAGAGTTGGGATGAGATTGCGAAAATCATTGCGGCGCGCAAAGTGGCAACCGCTTGACCGCGATAGCGATACCCACCGATAGGCCGAGACGCACAGCGGCTCGGTTCATGGGTAGCGCGGGCCGTCAGGCATCGCCCAACCCCAACCAACCATCCAGAACTAGAGGGGGATTAGCCGATGAGTGAGATTGCGCAAATGCCGCAGAACTTCACATGGGAGGGACCGCCGGTAATGCTACCCGTTCGGGCCATCGGTGGCGTTGTCATGGATGCGCGAAGACAAACGGTCGCGAACTGCCCGAACGGAGCGTTGGCCGATGTTGTGGCCTACAGCATCAACGTCGCCAACGGGGTCCACCCACCTACGGATTAGCCGATACACCCGCCAAGGATGGTGAGCAGTCCGTCGCCCCATGCTTCAACGCGCACCAATCTGCCGGCGATCGGCTTGATGTCGTGATCCGCCTGACCGTTTAGCTCTGAGTGGATCTTGCCGGGTTTGTCCTTCTTGAGCTGTTCGTATTGCTCTTTGGTGATGCAGTGGGCGGTTGAGTAGCGGGTTGTGGCGCAGCCGGTGAGCAGCACGAGAGTGAGCAACGTGGCGGCCTTCACAATTCGCCCCGCAGATTTTCTAGGTCTTTGATCTGTGGCGACAGCAAGCCGTCCGCGAACTCCGACATGCCCCAGCGTTTCAAGTGCGTGTAGGCGTGGCGAAGCTGGGCGATATTGAAATCTAGCTTACGCAATCCCGGCGAAACATCGCTGATCGTCCGCATAGATTCTCCTACCAAATACGCCCTTGTTCCGCAAGAAAAATCGTGCTAGCAAGTGGCATGTTTGCTAAATTCTTGCGAGGTATTGGCGCATACGATTATG